TTCTTATGGTAAGATTATCGATTATTGGTTTAGTGATACTGATAAGGATAAGATGTTAGTACAAAAGATGGATGAGGAAGATGGTACATCATTAAGTAATACCGCAGATATGCCAAACAATCCAATAGCACCAATGTCAATAACACCATTGGTTTTATCTGAATCAAACTCACAAGATACAATACAAGTGGGAGAAACACCGAAAGTAGAAAAGAAAGGTGTTGAAATCGATGAAGATGGTGATGGTGTAATGGATGGTTTAGATTTCGATGGTGATGGTAAAATCGATGAATACTTTGCACATAGACAATGTGAACACGTTTGGGGTGATTTAGATGGTGATGGTGATGAGGAGTGTTTGAAATGTGGGAAGGTTAAAGATGAAGAATCAGAAATTCTTATGGAAGGATAATAAATAAAATTTAAAAATGACAAAAATGAAATTTAAAGAATGGGTTATTGAACTTTTCAAAGATGAAAGGGGATCAATATCGGTTAAACCGGTAATCGCAATGATAGGTGCGTTATTCCTATGTATTACAATGATTTTAAATTCGTTCTCTCACGCGGATTTTGCACCATCACCTGAATTGGTTAATGCGGTGATGATTATTACAGGAATTGGTATGGGTGCAGATACTTTAGATAAGTTCTCACACAAAAAGAAAGAAGAATCGGAAGGTTAATATAAAGGGAGTTTTTACTCCCTTTTTTTTTGAGCATATTTATATATAAAATATATTATGACATTATCATTAAAAACCATCGGAGAAAAGATATTCCAAGTTTACGTATGTTTAGTGGGTGCTTGGGTTATATCTGCATTATGTTTCCAAATCTTTTTTCTTTATTTACACTTTACGGGTCAAGAAGAAAGAAGTAGAGACATTTCAAATCAAATTTCATGGAAAATAGATGGGACATTTAAAAATAACCCAGATAACATATGGTACGAGGGACCATCAAAATAAAATAGATATGAAAAAAATATTATTACTATTAGGTATTATACTGATTAGTCTAACTTCATTTGGACAAACAATCGGTTCAACTAAAACAGAACAATATAAAGCTGATTTTGAAAAGAAAAGAGATATTTCAGCATATATGGATTATGAAGGTCCACAAATCCCAATTCAAATCCTTAAATGTGGTATTTCTGATGAAGTATATGAAATGTACCCCGAATTGAAAGAAAAACGTGTAGGTTTGGGTGTTGCTAACATATCAATGGAATACCTTGAAAACTTAAATAGATTCAAATTTACCGAAGATAAGACGGAGATTAAGAATCGTATGGTAAAACAATTCCAAGCATCTCAGGCTGGTATTTCTGAAAATAAATTGGATGGTCGCGGTAAGATTAATTTAGCAAAATACTTTGTTACAATTGAATGTTATGATTATTCAATATCTGAAGATGAGACAATCAATCTAAAAGACGGAATTAAAGATAATATGGTTACTCGTATTGGTTTACAGGTTAGATTTACCGACGCAGAAACCGGAGTTTTATTCGGAGCTTCGGGTTTGGGTGAAGCAACAACAAGAAGAGAATTAACTTTATTGTCAGACGCAACTGTAGACCCTATTAAGTTTAATCAATCAACAATTTCAATTGCAACAAAGAAAGCATTAGATATTGCATGTGCCAATATTTTAGACAGAATGATTAAAAAGGGGATTTTTACAAAATAATTTATCAAATAAAGAAATAAATAAGAAAGGGGTTTAATAACCCCTTTTTTTATATTTATAGTAAAACAATAAACGTATGAAAACGATATTGACAATTTTATTATTAATACCTACTGTAATTTACAGTCAAGTATCATCTTGGAGAAATAATCCACCTCAACAAAGAGTGGAAACTCCTAGAATTCAACAATCAATTCCACAAAGAAACGATGTTAGTAGATGGAGAACACAAACCGAACCAATAAGACCTGGTCAACCTATACCAAACCAACCTTTAACAAGAAGATGGAGAGCGACTGCAGGAAACCCATATGGGTACTATTGGGGAAATTGGGGTTGGTATCAACCATTTCCTTATATATGGTATGATGATTTTGGATGGAGGCAGAGAAGTGTTATTCATGTATATGAAAATGGTAAAAGAGATACTATTAGAAAAGAATCAATTTACACCACTTTTGGTGTGGGTTATACAAATAATAAACAAGCATCTTTTTGGGGTGCAATTGGAAATAAAAAATCATATTTTATTTTAGATTATACCATGTCATATGATATTGACCAAAATCAATACTATCCATATGGTAGAATTAATGAAGTAGATTTTCCATTAAGTAAAAACGATTTTATTAAACAAGGGACATTATATCTTGGTGGAGGTAAAAGATTTGGTAAGTTAGGTGTTCATGGAATGATTGGATTTGGTAATGAAATCATAAGATATCAAGGTAGAGATGCTCTTGGGGGTATCTCATTTCCTAAATCAAACTCAAATTTTACAACATTTAAATTTGGTATAATAAGAGACTTTAAGTTTTTTACTTTAAAATTAGATAGGGACCCAATAAGAAATTACAATCAAATATCGATAGGTTTGAATAACAAATAATGAAAAAATATATTATATCTCTCCTAATATTATTTTTTAGTTTTAAATCTTTTTCACAAACATACACACAAACTTTTGTTGATAAATGTAGTGGTGAAAAAAAGATAGCAACTACCACTATAATAAATGGTTATGCAACCGTATCTTTTTACAGTCAAGTAAGAACATTTTCCCCAATGGAAGTACAAACAGGGGTTGTACAAACATGGTTAATAACAACTAAAGCAACTTATGAAGCGTTAACGTGTCCAGTAATTAATAATCCGATTGTTCAACAAACGGTTACAAATGCTGCGGCTCAAACTGCGTCTAACGCGGCAGCATCTGCAGCGTCAACCGCCGCAAGTTCCGCGGCAAGTGGTGCGGCATCCTCGTCCGCTAGTTCCGCAGCAAGTAGTACTGCAAGTTCAGCGGCGGCGAGTTCAACACCACCACCAAGCACATCAACTCCACCACCAACAAGTAACTCATCGTCTGCACAAAGTTCAAGTAATTCATCTTCATCAAATAGTTCATCATCGAGTAGTTCATCTTCTGAAAGTAAAACAGAGTCTAAAACTGAAACTAAATCAGAAACAAAGAGTGAATCTAAAACCGAAGAAAAGAAAACTGAAAGTAAATCGGAATCAAAAGAAGAGAAGAAAGAGGAAACAAAATCGGAAGAAAAAAAAGAAGAGAAGAAAGAGGAATCTAAAGAAGAAAAGAAAGAAGAGAAGAAAGAGGAAAAAAAGAAAGAAGAGAAGAAAAAAGAAAAAGCGGTAGCAACAAATCCAATGTTATTATCTTCAGATTTATCGGTAATAGAATCACCAGATGGTAGATGGTTACAATCTGCAACAATTGGAGTGTCTAAATCATCATTAATGGGTGATGAAAGTTATTCCGCTAATACAGTTATAATGAGTGATTTAAAAACATTTATAGTAAGTGGTGGATACACTAAAATGGATTTTCAAAACGGTAAATTAAATGCAATACATTCATACTCAACCGCATTTGCATATTTGAATGGGAATTATATGAATTTATTGGGTTATACATGGATTAAACCAACACCTAAGAAAGGTGTGTTTGGATATAATTTAGGTTTAATAAATTTACTTCTTAAAAATGAAAAAAATGGATATGATTATAATATGTCATCATCGGTAGTTGCCTTTTGGACTAAACCATATCAATATAGTAAAAAATTAACGGTATCACCCCAAATATTTACAATGTTTGCACCAATATCGTGGAATAGTGTTGCCGGCACATCAACTGTTAATAGAAATATGGGATTCCTGTTAGGTAGTTCGTTTGACTATAAATTAAGTAAACGATTTGGATTTAGTTTTAATTATAAACTAAGTGGTAATACCGCCTCGGGTTCACCGTGGTTAAGTAATTTCTTGATTGGATCAAGAGTTGTACTTTAACACATCTTTATCTAATGTAAGAGGTTTGATGTGTTCACGTTGTTTACGGAACCCGTATTGAGTTTGAACTTTAGAAAGTGTTATTCCGAATGAGGAACATAAAACGAAGAGACCTATAAGTAAGTTTAACATATTGTATTTTTTTTATATAACTATTAGAAAAATACAACAAAAATATTAGAATACCAAGAAAAATAGGATAATAACAAGAAGTTCTTTATAAAGTACAATTATATTTTACAATAAAAAAATCCCCGTAAGTAATTAACAAACGGGGATATGACAAAAATGATAAAACGTATCTCTCTCCTGATACAATTAAATTATAGATAATTCTTTTTTATTTGTCAATACTTCATATAAATTTTTTATTTCAGCACATTTTTCATAATCCTCAATACTTTCAAAATATGGTAAAACGTCTCTTGTTAATACAATGGTATCGGTTCTATTGAATTTGAACTCAGTATCCCACTCTAAACCCTGTATAATTGCTTGAATATATAAAGTTAAGACTCTTTTTTTGTTCCCTTCAAACCCTTTAAAAACTTCAAATATGTTATCATATATGGGTTTTTTATTTACATCATAAAAGTCGCTAAAATCTTCATACTTTCCTTTTATGTACATTTTTTTATATGGTGTTCTTGTTTTGCTAGTGTATGCCATTGGTTAATAATTTCTAGGTCTAAGATACATTTTTATTTGAAAATAAAAAAATTATTTGTCACTATTTCTGTCCCATCTTGCCTTTCTTGCTTCGGGAGAAAGTTGTAATGGTTCATCAATGGTATGTTCAATTTTCACTCTAATGCACGTTTGTGGTAAATTACAATTCATTAAATAATTGTTAATGTATCCCATCATATTTGCACTACCAATTGGATTTGCTGAGTGTACATATATTTGTGGTAATGGAATATTTTTACTCATACTCTCACTAACTAAGAATTTACAACAATCATAACCTGTTTTTTCATTAACAATGTTTTCATAATTTAATTCATAATTATTTTTTACGTTTGTGTAATATTCAATCATAGATTCTTCACCTAAATCATGGTCTAACGATATAACTTCATAAGACCCTAATCCATTCAATCTAATATTAGAAACAAATTGATCATAGTTTCTAACAACAATCCAATCATTATCTTTAGGTGTTCTAACGTCATCTAAATAAAGTCTTTTTTTATCAATTTTCATCTTTCTTAAATGGTTTTGAATAAGTTGGATATAATATTTTCCAAATTATGTGTTTATAATTTTTTTTATCAAACATTGCAAATAAAATTGAAGAGTTATTATAACTAAGAGCATATTGTGCAAATGTTTTTTTATCTGTGACTTTATTATTTTCAATTATATTATTAAATATTAAACGATATTCTAAATCTATCGTTTTAAATTGTAATTCAAACATCTCTTTAGTTTCTTTTACCCAATTGTAAAATTCGTCAGGTACTTTATCTAATATTTCATCTAAAGGTTTTCCTTCTTTAACATATTCAAAAATATCTCTATTAGATATGTTAGTTAAAATTCGATGAAGTCGTTTATATTCATCACCTTTGATTTTCATACGAAAACCACTCTTAAAACGAATTACATAACCTTCTTTATCTTTTGATATTTCTTCCTTAAGTAAATCATACCCTTCTCCCCAAGTCTTATATGTTGTTACAACTTCAAATCCTAATCCAGTCATGGTGAACAATGCACTATTTGATACTTCGTCACCTGTTTCAGTATGAATTGCACCAAGAACCACCAATTTTTCTTCATTACCATAATCAACAACAATTCTATTTTCAGGATAGATAATTTCAAACAAATATGTGTTGTCTTTTCTTAATGGACTAATGTCATGTTTATTAAGAATTTCCTTTCCTTTAATTGCTTGTGGTGATGTAAATGAACCACGAGTTGCCATTATCCACTCACCTTTTGTTTTTGGTGTTGGTTCATAATACGAGTCATCAAAATTAGGTAAATTGTTTGGATCAAAGAATCTTTCCATTCCTGTCTCGTAATTGTTATTGAACCATATGTTATATCTTCTCTCGTCACTTAATTCATATTCGTAATAGAAAAGGATACCTAAAGAACCGTCCATCTTTTCGTAAACCACAAAGTCTTCGTTTGGAATATCTTCAGGTTTGTGTTCTTCATAATTAAAGAACTTCTTAAATGGTCTTGCAACGATATCTCCTTTGGAATTTGTGACCAATCCTCGACACTGTGTAGTAATATCATCCCATAACCTTTCATATTGAACTTTTGGAGAATAATTCCAAATAGTTAAATCAAGAGTTGGGTGTGTTTGTTTTTGTAACAAACCATCTTTGTAATATTTTTCTAATGTACTTAACACAGTTTTTGATTGGTGTTTTTTGTGGTGGGTTTACTGATTTGATAAAAGATTCAATGAATTGACTCATTTACAATTTGATTTGAAATCTATCCTTCATTTGTTGAAGTTTATCTTCAGGGACTCCGTGGATATTTTCATTACCGTGTCTATTTTCAACAATCACAGTATGAACTCTATAATTGTACCTTTCTGCCATTTTAAAATATTCATCCATTTCCCATTCTTGAGTGAAGGTATTGGCGATAACAATTTTTGATTTTTGTTGCCTCATTCTTTCAGAACATCTAAATTGACAATAATTGTGAGCCTCTTTTAATTTTGTGGGGTCAAAATTATATTCACCATCTTTAGTTTCAAAAAAATCATCTGCTGATAAAACTTCAGGTTCAGTATTTGATGGTAATTGTAAAATAACTTTAGCTAAAGTTGATTTACCTGAACCGGGTAAACCTCTAAGAAGTATTAAGTCACCTTGTTTTTCTGTATTTGTATCCATGGAGAGGAATTTAAAATTAAAAATGAGGGCCGGAGTGATTACCGACCCCAATTCTTATTTTACAGCTGTAGTGTCAGCAACTGGTGCTGAAGTAGAATCCGCTGTTACTGCAGTAGTATCAGCTTGAACCGCTGTTGAGTCAGTTGTTTCAGTTGCGGTTGACCCTGAACCACATGCTGCCAGTGTTAATACAACACCAAGAGCTAAAATAAAAGTATATTTTTTCATATAATGTAAATATACGAAAAATCAATCACAAAACAAAATTTTAATAAAAAACCCCAACGAGATGTCGGGGTTTAAGGTCTTTGGGTGGGTTCAACCCCACTTACTTATGAAAAAAACGAAAAGGTAATCGACAAAGAGAACCTCCAAGAATATAAATATATATAACTTTATAAAAAAGTCAACTATTTATAACAATTTTTTTACAATTGTTAAATTTTCGTTTTTATATTTTAAAGTTAATTGTTCATTTTCTTTAATATTACCTTTTAAAATTTCTTCACTTAAAAAGTCCTCACAAAGATTTTGAATAATTCTTTTGAGTGGTCTCGCACCATATTCTTCTTGTGTATTTAATTCATAAATTCTTTCGATAACCGATTTATCAAATGTTATCATATAATTTTTATCAATTAAACGATTATTTAATTTTCCAATCTCAATCTGAATAATCTTCTTTAATGTTTTCTCATTAAGTGCATTGAATAATATCACATCATCAATACGATTTAAGAATTCAGGATTAAAATGTTGTTTTAATGACTTTTGAATAATTGATTTACGAACTTCATATTTTTGAGTTTCGCTTGAAGATGTATTAAAACCAACTCCACCACCAAATTCAGATACACGTTTAGCTCCGATGTTTGATGTCATGATTATTAAACAATTTGTAAAATTAACTTTTCTTCCAAATGAATCTGTTAAATGACCTTCGTCTAAAATTTGAAGTAATAAATTGAAAACATCTTTATGTGCTTTCTCAATCTCATCAAATAAGATTACCGAGAATGGATTGTTTTTAACCTTTTCGGTTAATTGACCTCCTTCATCATAACCAACGTAACCTGGAGGGGAACCAATCAATTTAGAAACATTATGTCTATCCATAAATTCACTCATATCAACACGAATAATTTTATCTGGATCACCAAATAACAATTCGGCCAATGATTTCGCTAAATGTGTTTTACCAACACCTGTTGAACCTAAAAATATAAACGAACCAATTGGTTTATTAGCATCTTTAATACCTACACGGTTTCTACGTATTGATTTAGAAATAGTTGTAATAGCCTCGTCTTGACCAATAACTTTATTTGTTAATAGAGATTCCATTTTCAACAATTTTTCAGTTTCTTTGGTATCTAACTTAGTGATTGGTACGCCTGTCATATCCGAAACTATGGTGTAAACATCATCAATTGAAACTGGTATCTTATTGTCTTTTTGTTTTTCAGCCCATTTAAGTTTTTCCGATTCAAGCTTATCAAAAAGTTTTTTCTCTTCATCCCTTAACTTTGCCGCCTGCTCGTAATTTTGATTTTTAACAACTTGAAGTTTCTTTTCCTTAACCTCATCTATTAGCTTCTTTAATTTTTCAATAGATTCGGGAATTCTACTTGATACTCTCTTTTCAGAACCTAATTCATCAATAACATCTATCGCCTTGTCAGGAAATTGTCTATCGGTAATATATCTACCTGATAATTTAACAATAGTTTCAATCACACCTTCTTCGTATTGAACCCTATGAAAACTTTCATATGAATCTTTAAGGTTATGTAAAATTTCAACTGTTTCTGCAGATGTGGGTTCCTTTAAAATTACTTTTTGAAATCTTCTTACTAATGCAGCATCTTTTTCAATGTGTTTTTTAAATTCATCAAATGTTGTTGCACCAATACATTGTATTTCTCCTCGAGCTAATGCAGGTTTAAGAATGTTTGCAGCATCCATAGCACCACTCGCATTACCAGCACCAACCATGGTATGTAATTCATCGATAAAAATGATTACGTTAGGTGATTCTACTAACTCATTTAAAATTGCCTTTATTCTTTCTTCAAATTGTCCACGGTATTTTGTTCCAGCAACTAATGATGTTAAATCTAATGACATTAATCTCTTATCTAACAAATTAGTTGGACAATCCCCTTTCACTATCATTAATGCTAATTTTTCAACTAACGCCGATTTACCAACACCGGCATCACCAACAATAACCGCATTATTTTTCTTTTTACGAGAAAGAATTTGTGCAATTCGTTTTACTTCTTTATCCCTACCAACTATAGGGTCAATCTTACCTTCTTCCGCCAACTTAATTAAGTCTCGTGAAAAATTATCTAAGATTGGTGTGGTTGAACCTTTTCGTCCCTTTTTGGGTGTTGAAGTTGGTCCTTCTTCAAAAAAATCTACTGCCATGTGTTATTAAGTTTTGTTATTACAAACATAACATATTTCATTCTAAAAAACAAATAAAAGACAAAATGTCTAAAAAAATATCTAACAAATGTCTAATTGTCAGTTTTAGACATTTGGTTCACAATTTGTAAAATGAAAAATTAATAATATGTAAAATAAAAACGTAAAACAATGATTACATTATTCAAAGACCCATTTTTTAACACTTTTGATAGAGTGTTTGACGAGGCTTATTTAAGAGCCAATAACAGAATCAATTCTAACATTACCACAACAGATGACGGTTATAGGATATTACTATCCGTACCAGGACTTTCTAAAGAGGATGTGAAAATTGCATTAAAAGAAAGTACCTTAACCATATCATATGAAAAAGAGAGTGATGATTTTTCATTCGTTGGATCATTTAAAAAATCATATAATGTTCCTGACGATGTAGATGAAAAGAATATCAATGGTAGTGTAGAAAATGGAGTAATTGAAATACTACTCCCAAAAAGTAAGAAAAAGTCGGTTGAAAGACTAATTTCTTTGAACTAAAATAAAACCCTCGAGAAATCGGGGGTTTTTTATTTGATATTTATTGTGTATATTATAGTATAAAACACAAACATATGGCTATTATATCTGAAACAATTAACGGAAAGATGATTGATATTGTAATCAACTCATCAAATTTAAAAAACGCATCATTTAATACTGAAACCGAGGATTTAACGGTGACTTTTAATAATGGTGCTATTTATGAATATAATAAAGTTCCTTGGAATAAGTTTACTAAGTTTAGACTTGCAGAATCTCAAGGAAAATACTTCAACGAGAATATCGCCAGAAGTCATAAGTATACCAAAAAAGGATGAGTTTATTTGAAGAATTAATTGAGGATAAGGAAGAGGATAAGAACATTGTAAAATCTTTTAAACCTAAGGATTCGTTATCTAACCAAATTTTCGAGGGAGATAAGGGTAAATTCTTTATGCGTGAGGATATTAGAAAAAGTTTATTGAAGATTTCAAATGACTTTATTGAAAGTTTGGGTATCGATTTCTTCATTCATGATATAGTTTTAACAGGTTCATTAGCAAACTATAATTGGTCACAATATTCCGATGTTGATTTACATATTCTAATTGATTTTAAAGAAACTGATTACAATTTAGATTTACTAAAAGAATTTTTTGATGCTAAGAAAAATGTTTGGAATCAAAAACATAATATCACAATTAAGGGGTATGATGTTGAACTATATGTTCAAGATGTAAATGAAGAACATGTCTCATCTGGTGTATATTCAGTATTAAATAACAAATGGTTAGTTGAACCTAATGAGGTAAAACCTAACATAGATGATAAAATGATACTTCAAAAATCAGAAGAATACATTAAAAAAATCGATAATTTAATTAAAAAGAGAGGACCCATTGAATCAATTGAAGAGTTAAGGAAGAAGATAAAAGAGTTTAGACAAAGTGGTTTAGAATCAGGTGGAGAGTATTCTTATGAGAATCTAACATTTAAATTACTTAGAAGAAATGGGTATATTGAGAAATTATTAAAATTAAAAACAGAACTTACAGATAAGAAATTATCTATAACACAATAAAGAACCTTATTTTTTTCCCTATATCAATGTATTTATAGGATAAGAATAAGTATATCTAACAATTAACAAAATGGCAGATTTAAAACCCCTTGGTAGTGAAAAGCTTAACGGAGATGACAAATTAAAGAGAATTCTCGAGTTAACATACTACAACAACAATAACAAATCATCATCATCATCTAAAACAGCGGAATTAGTAAGAGAATCTACAAATGGTAGTGTTTACGGTATCGTTAAAGAAAAAGATGGTTACTATGTAAAAAAAGGTTTGAATGAAAGTTCACTTGATTACATTGGTGGTATGTTTATGAAAAACAAAAATAGATTTTCATCATATTCAGACGCATTCAAAAGACTTGAACTTTTAAAAGGTCAAGAAGAACTTCAAGAGGCTACAAAATATGTTTTAAAACAAACTAAACCTCAAGAGGAATCTCCAATGGCAGAACCGTCATTGGATGTACCAGCACCTGATGCAGGTGGTGATGTACCTCCGCCAGCGGATGATATGGGTGGTGAAGAAGTCCCAATGGATGTACCTGCAGAAGAACCTGCTGGTGAATTACCTCCAGCGGACGGTGAGTCTAAACGATCTGACTATATGGCTGAAGCTCAAAAATATGCAGGTAAATTAGGTCAAGAATTAAGAGATTTACAAAATAAAATGGAAAGTGATGATATCAAGTACATTTTAAACATGATTATATCTGCGGTTGATTTAGATAAATTAGATGACGAAGATATTGAAGAAATTGGTAAGAAATTTGAAAGGGAAGAAGAAATGGGTGGAGAAGAACCAACAGGTGAAGTTCCAGCTGAAGAACCTACATCAGATGAAGAACCAATTTCAGGAGACGAAGATTTAGGTGAAACAATGGATTTATTAAATAGCTTTATAGAATCACCAATTGGATATGACGAGGAAACAAGTGAATTAGATTTGAGTAACTATGCGGATATTGAAGCGAGCGAAGAAGCTCAAGACGATATTCAAGAACTTGATTTAGATGAAATTAAGAATGACATCAATCAAGCAATTAGTGAAAAATTAAGCAAATACTTCAAATAAAATGCATCTCATCTATGTCAATGAAATTGGCTCAGATTATAAGGGTCAAAAACAATATGAATTTATTTTCAGTAAAAGTACTGAAATTGACATGGACGAATGGTTTGTAGTGCCAGCTTCATTGTCCTCTTTACCAAAATCACCTGAAGTTGAATATGTTGACTTAGTTGGTTTGTTAAAAAACACAGATTTACAATTAGAATTAATTCAAGACTCCGATTATTTCGGAGTTATTGATGCTGTAGATGGTATAATTGCAATGGCTTGGGAAAAATTTGATATAAATTCAGATGAAGAAAGATTAACATTTAAATTTGGTGAATCTTTAGAAAATGTTACAAAAAAATTAAAACTTAGAGGTTATCTTCTAATAAATGAAGAAATAAAATTTAAAGATATATGAAAAGGTCAGAATTAGTTGAAAGATTAATCAAGGAAGGAATGTCAGAAAAGACATTGGTAAAATTCACAGATAAACAACTTAATAACTTGGCTAATAGAATGTTAGGTGAGGCGGTTACAACTACGGCTGATGCATTATCAAAAAGTGTTGCATTACAAAATTTAGCAAAAAAACAAGATATTAAACTTGTTGGTGAGGAAGGAGAAGTTTCTGAAGAATTAAAAGGAAATCAGAAAAAAATAGATAAAAATCACAACGGTAAAATTGACGCACAAGATTTTAAAATTTTAAAAGGTCAAAAGAAAAACGATACCAAAACATGTGATGATTGTGGCAGTTCAATCAAAGATTGTAAATGTGACCATACTCATATGGATGAATCTCAAGAAATTAAAAATTGGGTTGAGACGTTAGCTGAAGAAAATTTTCATAGTTTTACATCAAAAAATGAAATTATGGAATTAATTAGTATGAAACTAAACGAATCAGAAGTACATCAATATGGTCCAAACGTTAAAACGGGACATAATGGTTTACCTGAATTTATGACTTATGATGCAATTGTAGCTAATGATACAAAAATTGCACCTTCAAAACCTAAAGTTGACCCGGGAACAAAGCCTTCGAAGCCTAAAACCCCATTTCAACCCGGCCCAAAAGTTAATCCAAATCCAAAGGCTTTAAAAGAAGATGGTCCAAAAATTGCACCTTCAAAACCTAAAGTTGACCCAGGAACAAAACCATCTAAACCTAAAACACCCTTTCAACCTGGACCTAAAGTTAATCCAAATCCAAAGGCACTAAAAGAGGATAAAAAATAATTTACAAATATGAAATTATCTAAGAAAAATTTGTTATCTTTAATCAATAAAAATTTGAATGAGATGGCAATGGATTTTGATACTGCGGATAGACCAAATCCCGAATTACAAGCTAAATTAGCTTCAGGTGACACACCTTTAAAGAAAATACCTTTTCCTAAAACAGGTAATGAACCTAACCAAAATTTTCAAGAACTTTTGGCTTCTGAAAGATATAGACAAATTGTTAACAACGTTAGACAATATACAAATTACCAAGGAACCTTAAATGGTGATATGGGTGCATTAACAATGATGATGTTTAATGCTCATAATAATATTATTAGACTTGAGTCAGCACACAAAGAAGCTTTAGAACAATTGGCAATTCAAATTGTAAAAGAAGAAATGGGTATTGGTGAAGAAGTTGAGTTTGACGCTAAAATCGTTGGTATGAATGAAATAGATACGAGTGATTTTAATAGAGAACAAGGTCCTGAACAAAATCCAGATGAAGTTGATGTTGAAGATGATGATGAGGAAAATAATCAAGAACAACCTCAGATTAATCCTGAAAATCAAGAAGTTGAGGAGGAATTATATATCGATTTAAAACAATTAGATTTAGAGAGAGCAAAATTAACTTTAATTAATAGTATTATTCAAGGGGCATCAAAAAGAGGTCATTATATGTACCAACTTGTTGGTGAAAAACTTAGAGAGATTACAGGTTCTGATGAATTATATAACGATTATGGTATAATGATGTCCGTTAACGATGCAAATTATTGGCAATTTAGTCCCTCAATGATTAAGGGATCTTCAGATAGTGTTGCGGGTAAGGTTAAAACGGAATTTCCTGGTGATGATGAGACAGGTGAAACTGGTGATGAAGGAGAAGAAGGTGGTGGAGAACAAAAAGTTAAAATAATCGCAAGAGGAATTAATTTTCCAGTTTTAATACATGAATTAATTAAGGGTGTTTTTGAAATATTAGGTAGTCACGGACAACCTGGTGAATATTCAAATCCACAAGATAGAGAAATGTATCAACAAGCTCAAAAGTTAGAGAGTACATTGGAAAAAGAAATGTGGACATTAATCTTAGGTCCAGCAATATGGGATAGAATTAGAGCTCAATTTCCTGATGAAGTGATTTTAGAAAATGGAAAGCAATTACAAAATTACATGTTAATGCATATTTTCCAATTACCAGCTAAAAAGTTCTTAGTTTTGATGAAAGAAGTTGTTAGTGATAGTGAAAACGGAAAACGTTTAATGACTGACCTTATGAAATCAATACAACAAATGTTTAATGAACAAGATTATGAGGAATCATTAAATCAATTTAATGACGAATTAGATATGATGTCAGATGAAACAGAATCTGACGATTTAAAAGATTTCTTAGGAGGACTTGGTATCGATTTATCAAACGATGGTGAGGATGACGATGAGGATGATTTAGATGATTTGTTTAGACAATTAGGTCTTGATAGACCTAAAGAATAATTAAAAGGGAGTTTTAACTCCCTTTTTTCGTATTTATATATATGAATAATAGAGCAGAACAGTTAATGGAATATGCGAAGATAATAAAAGATGCACCATACGCATTAAGAACTTATCTAACCACATATGACAATACACAAAAAAAATATGTTCCCTTAGAATTATTTCCAGACCAAGTCCAATTAATCAAAGATTATGAGACTTACAACGAAAATATTACAAGAAAATATAGACAAGCCGGAGTTACAACCGTAACTGCCGCATGGATTTCTAAAAAATTACAAACCGCAAAAGCAACAGAACCCGAAAGAGTATTATTAATTGCAAATAAAAAAGATACTGCGGTTGAGATGGCTAACAAAGTTCGTCACTTTTTGGAACAATGGCCTGAGTGGTTGAATGTAGGATTTTCACCTGATAAAAATTCGGAAAGTAGATTTAAATTAAACAATGGTTGTGAGGTTAAAGCCGTAGCAACATCTGCGGATGCGTTACGTGGTTACACTCCAACAATACTTGTATTTGATGAGGCCGCCTATATTGAAGCTGGTGAGGATTTTTGGGCGGCATCTATGGCCTCTCTATCTACGGGAGGTAAAATCATATTAGTGTCTACACCAAACGGTTATGACCCCATATATTATGGAGTTTATGACCAAGCAATACGTGGACTAAACGATTTTCATATAACAGATTTAAGATGGTTTAAAGATCCTCGTTACACCAAAGATTTACGTTGGGTTAAATGTCAAGATATTTGTCATTACATGTTAAATAGAGAACAATATAATGATGAGGAAGTTGTTTTATGGGATTTTGATATTGAAAAATATACAGAATTGGAAGAACAAGGGTATAAACCATATTCATCTTGGTTTGAATCTATGTCTAAAAAATTCAAATATGACAGACGTAAGATTGCTCAAGAATTGGAATGTGACTTCTTAGGTTCGGGTGATGGTGTAATTCCTGGTGACGTTCAAGAGAACATTGCAAAAAATATGATTCGTGTTCCTAAAGAAAAATACATGCAGGGGACATTTTGGCAATGGAAAGAACCCGTTATCGGTCATCGTTATATTATGGGTGTGGATGTAAGTAGAGGCGATAGTGAGGACTTCTCATCAATCAATATTATAGATTTTGATGAAAGAGAACAAGTTGCGGAATATATTGGTAAAATACCGCCAGATGATTTGGCCGCAGTTGCGTATAAATGGGGTATCCTATATGGAAATGCATTTATTGTCACCGATATAACCGGAGGAATGGGTGTTGCAACATCGAGAAAATTACAAGAATTAAATTATAAGAATTTATATATTGAAGGTATAAACACTCAAAACATTTGGGAGTGGAATAAAAAGGCCATGGATAAGATACCTGGCCTAAATTTCAATAACAAAAGAACTCAGATTGTTGCTGCATTTGAAGAACAGTTAAGAAAAGGATTTAGTGTTAGGTCAAATAGATTATTAAATGAACTAAACACATTCGTTTACATTAATGGTAGACCTGACCATATGAAAGGTGCACATGACGATGCAATTATGTCAATGTCAATGGCATTATATGCTGCTGATATGTGTTTCAATCAATTACAAAAAAATGAGAATGCAAATAAAGCCATGTTGGACTCTTGGACTATGTCTGAGAGAACATATGAACCTAATAAATCGTTTTATTCATATGGAACTTCATTTGACCAAATAGGTTCGATGGGTATCGATAATAATAACATTTATTATCAAAATAACTCATTAAATGCAACTAAGGATGCATATAGGGAAAATATGTGGTTATTTGGAAGAACAAAAGACAGTTCAAAATACTAATAATTTAGTTTATATTATAAAGAAAAGTATTTATTAACATGGCAGATCAGAATCTAACCGTCTTTCAGAAATTAACGAAAATGTTTGGTTATCCAAATCAAACAAAACAAAGGACCGTAAATCCACCTTCGTTTAATTTTGACAAAGATGAAATATTAAAAACAGACAGTAGAGAAGAATACGAAAGAGCAATGTTGCAAGCGCAACAAAGTCAATATGTTGCAGATAAATGGACAAAATTAGACCAATCTCTTTATAACCAATCAGTTTATTACGAACCAAATAGATTATCAGCATATTATGACTATGAATCTATGGAGTTCACTCCTGAAATTTCTGCAGCATTAGACATTTATGCAGAGGAATCGACAACTATGTCAGAAAAAGGTCAAATATTGACTATATTTTCTGATTCTGAAAGAGTTAAAAATATACTTGAAGATTTATTCCATAATAAAATGGATATAAACACAAACTTACAAATGTGGGCTCGTGGTTTATGTAAGTACGGTGATGATTTTGTGTATTTAAAAATTGATCCTGAAAAGGGTATTGTTGGTGTACAACAATTACCAAATATTGAAATTGAAAGGATTGAGGGTGCAGCATCTAAAACACCAAATGCACATACAGATATTAAAGTACCAACAAGAGAATTACGTTTCACTTGGAAAAACAAAGATATGGAATTCCAAGCTTGGGAAATTGCACATTTTAGATTATTAGGTGATGATAGAAAGTTACCATACGGTACTTCTATGTTAGATAAGATTAGAAGGATTTGGAAACAACTTTTACTTGCAGAAGATGCTATGTTAATCTACAGAACATCGAGAGCACCTGAAAGACGTGTATTCAAAGTGTTCGTTGGTAATATGGATGATAAAGATATTGAACCATATGTACAACGTGTTGCAAACAAATTTAAAAGGGATCAAGTTGCGGACCCACGTAATGGTAATGTAGACATGAGATATAATCAAATGGCGGTAGACCAAGATTATTTTATTCCTGTACGTGACCCATCACAAACAAATCCAATTGAAACTTTACCTGGAGCACAAAACTTGGGTGAAATTGCCGATATTGAATACATTCAAAAGAAATTATTAGCTGCGTTACGTATACCAAAAGCATTCTTAGGTTTTGAAGAAGTTGTTGGTGAGGGTAAAAGTTTAGCGTTAATGGATATTCGTTTTGCTCGTACAATTAATAGAATTCAAAAATCATTAATACAAGAATTAAATAAGATTGCATTAGTACATCTTTATTTGTTAGGTTTAGAGGAAGATTTAGATAATTTCTCTTTATCATTAACTAACCCATCAGCTCAATCTGATTTATTACGTATTGAACAATGGAAAGAAAAAATTACTCTTTATAAAGATGCAACATCAGACCAATCACAAGTTGGTATTTTACCAGTGTCTCATACATGGGCTAAGAAAAACATCTTAGGTATGAGTGATAGTGAAGTGTTACTTGATTTACAACAACAACGTTTAGAACGTGCTATGGGATTTGAATTAACAAACACTCAAAATGTTATTAAACGTTCAGGTATATTTGATGATGTCGATTCTAAATATGGTATTCCTGAAGATGAGAGACAAAAATTAGAAGATGCCGGTGCAATGGATGGTGAACAACCTGGAGGTGGGATGGATATGGGAGGTGCTCCACCAGCACCTACAGGTGGTGAAGGAGAAGGACCACTAAGTGAATCATATACACCATCTAAATCTAAGAAATCTAAAATTTTAGGAATGTTAGGTGAAGAAAAAGAAGGTAACAACATATTATTTGATATGGAAAGAGCTCAACAGAATATTTATGAAATAGAGAATAAATTGAACGATATTTTAAACGATTAGAAATGAACAAATTTGGTATTATTAAAACTAAAATGTTGACAAAATTAACTGAATCTTATTCAAATGAAAATAAGAAAGAAGTTAAGAATATTTTAAGTACAATTAAAGAAAACAAAGACTTTAAAGAAATGTATTTGTTTTATGAAGAGATTGAAAATAAATTTATTGAGGATAAAGAAACCGCAAAACTTTATGTTGAAGGTTTAAGTACAATGTTGGGACAATCAATGTTAGATAATGAACTATCAACATTTTGTGAATCTTTGGATAAACAATTGGGAGATGTTAGTATTCAAACAAATGAACTATACGAATCTTTAGATGTTCTATCAGAAAAAGATTCATTATCAAATATTGAAAAGAAAGTAATTGCAAAAAAGAAATTGGTTGAACATTTAACAACCAAAAAAGATATACAAGAATCTAAAGGTTCGACATTAGTACCTAATGAGTCATTATTACAAGCCGTTTTGGCAAATAATTTTAACGTTTTATATTCTAATACATTATCAGAGTCACAAAAAGAAGAATTGAAAACTATTTTATCAATCCCTCAAGAGGAATTATCCACTAAAACTGTAGAATTAAAAGAATCTATTATTAATCAAGTATCAACACTTTTAAGTGAATCAAATGACACGGATTTAACCAATAAATTAAATAAGGTAAAAGATGAGGTTACTCAAATGACAACATCGAAATACAACTACTACAGATTAACAGAATTAAAAAACGGTCTTAATTAAGACCGTTTTTTATTTGTTGAACATAGACTGCTTTTAAAACTTCTTTTCTTCTAGTAACTGAAGGTTTTACAAATTCTTGTCTTTCCCTCAATTTTTGAATTTGCTTAGTTTTTTGAACTTTTTGTTTATAAGTTCTTAAAGCACTTTCGATGTTTTTTTCTTTTGATAAGTCGATTATAATCATAATATAATAAGTATATTACAAATATATAAAAATTTTTTGGTTTTGTAATATTTTTTTCTTATAATTTATATAACACCATAAAATAATATATAATAATGAGAAATTAATGAAAACAGGTAAGTATATCCCGTTAGGGACTTACAATAATGTAAAAATCGGGTATGGTACCGTAGATTTTAAAAACCTTAAAACCATTTACTTAAAATTGAATTCTTGGGTACAACCAGAAAATGATACTGACGATTACAATCAAACAATTTTAAAGACTAGACGAAAAATAAAGGAATTTATTTATAATTTAAAAAATCCACATTTTAAACAACAATCTATTGTTGATTTAGATATAAGAACTAAGGGAATTAAATTAGAAAAAAGGTCTTTTATGAATTTAGAAATCACATTATATGTTGAAAAACAATTTGATGTAAAATCTAAAGAAGTGAAAAATATAATAAAAAATTTATTGGAGGATGTTGTTAATGATGGATTAACGGATAAAAAGTTATTCAATTTTCACAAATCTAAAAAATAATAGGGATATCGATGTATTTATAGTAATAAAATCTATAAATGAAGATATTAGGACCAAAAGATACGGGACATGGGATTTTAATTGAATATGACGCTGGCCATGTTTCTCCCGAAGACAACAAAAAAATTATATCAGAAATGAAGGATATGGACTTTTCACAAGACCTTATCCTTTATGCTGTTTTACAAAAATACGATACTCCAAATAAGAACGGAAGAATATACCCTGAAGTTCTATTAAAGAGAGAAAACGAAAAATACCAATCACTTATTAAAAAGGGTGGTGCTTTAAATGAATTAAATCACCCTTCATCTTCTCTAATCGATTTAGATAGAGTTTCACACTCAATTCTTGAGACTTGGTGGGACGGTAAAATGTTAATGGGTAAAATCAAATTATTCACTTCTCCAGGTTGGAAGAAGATGGGTATTGTTTCCACAAAAGGTGACCAAGCAGCAATGTTAATCATGAACGGAGCAACTTTGGGTATTTCATCACGTGGAGTTGGTTCCCTTAAAAATGTTAAAGGTCAAAACATAGTACAAGAAGATTTTGAACTCGTTTGTTTTGATTTAGTATCATCCCCATCAACTCCAGGTGCTTATGTATTCGGTGATATGTCAGAAAGAGACCAATATCAAGAGTCTGAAGAAAAAAAGGCTCCAGTGGAAGATAAAATGAAAAGATTAATGGGCAAATTAGATACTTTTTTATCCAAATAATAAATTTTATAGGGTTATTAATATTGGGAAATAGGATTTTTCATAAAATGACACTATTTATAGTATAATAAAACAAAATTTCACAATGACTGAAAAATCAATTTTAGAACAAGCGTTACTTCAAGTACAAACTCTTGAAGAAGCAGTAAAGCAAAATGCAAAAGGTATACTTGCTTCAACTATGAAACAAGAACTAAATGACTTGCTTAAAGAATCATTGGAAGAAGAGGAAGAAGTTGCAACAGAAGAAGAGGAAACTCCTATGGATGAGCAACCAACACCTGAAGAAGAGGCAGATGATATGTCAGACGAGGATGCGGAAGCAGACGACGCTGAAAATGACACTACGGACCTCGATAACGAAGACCCAAGTAAGGGTATCGATTCATTAGACTCAGAAATGGGTGATGATGAATTACCTACCGATTCTGAATCAGAAGAAGAAGAACCATCTATGGATGAATTTTCTGCAGATGACGAAGAAGGTGAAGACGAAGACGTTATGGATATGACAGGTGCTTCAGATGATGAAGTTCTTAAAGTATTCAAAGCTATGAAACCTGAAGATGGTATTGTAGTTAAAAAAGACGGAAACAACGTTGAACTTACTACGGATGACGAAGATTACATTATCAAACTTGATAGTGAAGATGAAGAATCAGAATTTGAAGCACCAGAAATGGACGAGATGGATGAGGAAATCATGTACGAAATTGAGTTAGATGAAGAAGAGGAAGAAGAATCTGAAGAAATGGAAGTTTCAGAAGAGGAAGAAGAATCTAAAGAAGAAGAAGTAGACGAAGCATCTCACTTAACTTTTGCTGCAGACGCAAGAGGTGGGGCAAAACAAGGTAAAAAATACAAAGCAGGTCGTCCTGAAGGATTGAATGAAGAAGTTGAAAACTTGAAAAAGCAAAACGCCGAGTACAAGAAAGCTTTAGTTCTTTTCAAAGAAAAACTTAACGAAGTTGCTGTATTTAACGCAAACTTAGCTTACGCTACTCGTTTATTTACTGAACACTCTACAACAAAACAAGAGAAATTGAACATTTTAAAGAGATTTGATACAGTTTCTACAATGAATGAGGCTAAAAATTTATTCAATACAATAAAAACTGAATTAGGTACAAAAACAACAGTTACTGAATCAGTGGTTGAAAAAATCTCTAATACTCCATCTACATCAACATCTCAAGAAGTATTGGCAGAAGCGAAAGCTTATGAAAATCCACAATTCAAGAGAATGAAAGATTTAATGGGAAAATTAAAATAATAAATTAAAAAACAAAATACAATTCAAAAATGGGAGCATTATTAGAATCAGGTATGGTTGGTAACATCGGTCTTAAGCACCTTCGTGTTATCAAAGAAGATACCATCAAAAAATGGGATGACTTA